GTCTTTTTGGCTTTTCAGCCTCTGGTTCTGCAATCTCCTCAAAATTATCTGGGAAGACCTGCCGCATACGAGCATCTATTGCCTCGTAGTATTCATCGCTTTGCAAATCAATACCTTGTTTTGCTAGCTTATTGTGTAGACCCAGTGCCAGACTTGTCATTTCATCGTCTGAACCGAACCAAGTATTCTTTTTAGCCCACTCTACTGCCCGCGCGTCGGCAACGGGTTCTGGCGTAGGTTGACTAGCTACTTCTGGTTGTACAGGGGTTTCTGTTTGCTGTAAAGGAGGAATTTTAAAATTATTTAACTTATCGGTTTTTATGTTAACATTCGTTAAGTTTTCTTGTGCAACAAGAAGTTTTTCTGCGTCCCCTGCTTCATACGCCTCTTTATATGCTTTTTTAGCCTGTGCAAGCTCTGCTGTTGCAGTTTTCTTAGCTTGCTCAAGTAACGCTGTTTGATTCTTATTAACGTTACCTTTTAGCTTTTTGTTTTCTTCGACGAGGTTTTTCGTGAGGGCTTCAAGTTCTTGCCTTTCCCTGAACGCGGCTTCTTTTGCACGTCTTTCGTCGTGGTAGCCTTTGCTGAAGTGTTGGATACGCTTACGGACTTTTTCGGAGTAGTCTTCAAGTTCTTCTTCCGTAACATCTTCAGGGGGTTGAGAAGGTTTGCGATCGCGATCAGCTTTCGGAGTATCATCATATACCTCAATTTCAATGTTGTCTTTATCAGGAGCATTCTTCCTTGCAGAATCACTATTTGCGTCTGCGTTAGATTTTTCCTTATTATCTTTGTAATCATCTGCTACTTTCTTTCCTGATATGTCAATTTCCACTGCATTAGAATTTTCGATCTCAATGTTAGTGTCTTTAACTTTTTCGTCAGGAAAAGTGTACTCTACTTTTTGAAATGCCATATTAATTTCCTTAAATTGCTCTCGTGACACCACGAGGATCAGCTACAACGGCTTCTATAGAGTCATCGTTCATTAAACGATACTCCTTGCCATCTATATTAAATCGCGTACCAGTATTGGCACGAAACATCACAAAGTCACCTATCTTACACCAAGGATTATCACCAAACCGTTCTTTATCTTTATAAGCTTGACCGCCCATATCAATGACAAGTCCCAAAATAGACATAATGTGTTCATTACGCATTTCAGTATTTGTCTTTAATACTTTAGTGTTTTCATAAGTTTCTTCTATTTCGGGTAACGCTACAAGCACTCTATATCCAACAGGGGTGGGTAGTTGTACTTCTAGTTCTTCATCTGTTATTTTTACTGCTTCAATCATCATCATCTTCCATGTAGTTGCGCGAGAGGTCGGTTATATACGATAGACTAGCATCTAGACCTCGGATCAAGCCAGTCACTTCCTTGTATTGGGCAAAGTCTTTTGCTCCACCTCCACCAAGAAACTCTTGTGCAGAAACTTTATCAGCTTCGATTTTTTCTTTCAGCACGTCAAAGACGGTTTTAGCCATTAATTATTCTTTAGCTCCTTAAATATATCCATATTCATTTTATTATCTACGTTGCGTTTATCTGATTGTAACTTCACATCTTTATTTCGTGCATCTATTTGTATTTCTGCGGCTTCAAGTTGAAGTTTTTTTGCATCAGTTGCGGCATCAGTCATATCTTTTTTATTCTTACGCTGTTGTTCTGCTTGTCTTAACTGCATGTCCATAGCATCTTTTTGTGCTTTTCTTTGAACTTCAGACTGTTTAACTTGTAGCTCGGCTTGTTTAATTTGTATCGTTGGATCTTGTGTTTTCTTCTGCGCTTCCGCTTGAGCTGCTTTCTGCATATTAGACTGAGCAAGCTGTTTACCTGCTGCAGACACAAGCCTTGACAAATTAAGTTCTACCTCTTCGGGCAACTCTGCGTCTGGTGGAGGTAACTCGGCTCCAACTCGTTCTTCTATATCTTTACGATATTTAAACCCAAGATGTTCAGCTATATGTGCTTGCAGTGAAGCCATGATTTGTTTTGCCTGTGGGTTTTGTCCTATCATCTGCATTATCATGGGGTCTTGCATAAAAGACATATGTGTTGCGATATGTGCCTCGTGATCTTGATATATAAAAGCTTTCATTGGTTTGTTTCTCAATGCTGCCATATTTTCGCTTATAGGATCAAGCGGCTTCAGATCGTCTTTTGTAGGAACAAGTTTATCTGCATTCTTTACACCAAGAACTTCTATCATCTGCCTATGCAGTTGAGGCAAGTCATATATTTGTGGTGCAGACTGAGACATCTGGAGAACTGCTTGGTACTGCACCACTCTCTGTGCCATAGTGGAGCTGTTTGGGTCTGACACAGGAATAACGTCTATCATCATATAATCGGCTTGTCGTGCGCCAACCTCTCCCCGTAGTGGTTGATACGCATATTCTGTAGGTGCATATTCAGCCATGATGGTTTTTAGAAGTTTAAACTCCTGCTTCATAGCATAGTGGACACGAGCCTGCACCGCTGCCATTGGCTTAAGAGTTCGTTCTAGCAGAGCTAGAGTTGTTCCCACAGGAGCATTAGCCGACATATCAGATATGTTCATATCACTAATAGCGCCAAGTCTACGACCTTCTTGAGTGATTTGGTTTAGTAACGCCAATAGAGTTTGACTAGGTTCTTTGTAAGGAAGAGGCATGATATTGTCTCGAATACTACCAGACGGGACATCTACATCTCTAAATGATCCAGGCTCTATCGGGGTGTCGTCTCCCTTTATGCGTAACCCCCGTGATTTTAGCCCTCCAGGGAGGTTTGCAAGTGTTCCTGCATCTACAAGCTGCCGTATAAGCGAGGTTCCTGCTTTAGCGTACCCCCCTATTATATGTATAAGACCTAGCCCGTAGAACCCAAATCCTGGAACGTATACATAGTGTACGAAATGTTGGCGTTTTAACATCAACATATCATCTTGGTTCCAGTTTCTACGGATAGAGAGTATCTCGTTAGACCCACGCTCTATTGTTACAACGTAAGGTTTAGCGATCTCGTCTTCAGAATTATCTATACCATCTATTAACAAGTCAGCGTGAACTTCATAGACACTATACCTATAATCATCTGTTAAAGAATACCCACCCTCTTCGGCTTTTCTCTTCTCAATGTCACTGTGGTATGGCTGCGGGTCTCCAAGTTCTATATCACGATAAAACCCGTTAGCCTGTAGTTTCTTTAACTCGTTCTTTGTTCTTCGCATAACATGCGTTACACGCTCTGCAGTTTCTACGTGCGATGCTCCATAAGGCACGATGACATCTTCTGCAGGGATATACACTGCCATCTGTCGTCCCATGTTAGGATCGTAATACACCTTCTTAAACGCCGATCCTGCTAACCCAAGACTATAGAGCAATCTCTCATGCTCTGGTCTGTACTCAACCATATTCTCGGTAAGTTCGTAATTCATGTCGGCTTTAACACGAGCTGAAGCTTCTTCTTTTTCTTTTGTCTCTTCTCCAAGTATTTTTGTCTTAACAGGACCTGTGGACGGAAATGTCTCACTCATAGTCTCTGCTTGGAATCGTATGGCAGCTTCGGCTAATACTGTAGAATACACCCCACAAGCTCCGTCCCACGGTTCAGTACGCTCTTCATACTTAAACCCTAACACGTCAAGACCCTTTACAAATGTATCTGCCCAATCCTTGCGGCTATCTACATCAGAATCAACTGCACCAATAATATCATTTGCAAGAGTGTTAAGCTCGCCTTCTTCTAATATCTCTGCAATGTTGCCATCAAACGGTATAGTGTCGCCTGTATCTGCATCAGGGACTATTGTTATCTCCATACTTCCATCGTCTAGAGTCACGCTTTCAGGATTTACAATTTCTATCTCTAGCTCAGAAGTATTCATCTCTGCTTCTTCTAAACCTACAGGTGCTTGGTATAGTCCTTTTTCAACTGCCATTAGTAAAATCCACTTCCTCTACGTTTAAAATATCGAGTCTCTTCAGGCTCGTCGCTTGGTAGTCTTATAAACCCGCCCTGTCTAAATCTCATCAATGCCATCACGGTTGCATCTACGAGGTCATCATGACTCATAAATGGAAATCCTGCAATCTCTTCTATTACTTCTTCTGCCCATCTCGTCTCTGGAACCCATACAAGACCTGACGCTACAATATCGGTTACGGAATTTAACCGTGCCATCTTATCGCCTGACCCTCTGTGCGGAGTAAACTCCGATACAGGTATACCCATTCTCCTCATCTCTTGATAGAGCGCCGTACCCGCACTCTTCTTCTCCACAATAAACGAATCAGGTTCCCATTCGCTATATTCGTCCATAGCTAACTGTTTCAGTTCTGGGAACTCCATACGCTTCTTTATACTGTTTAACAGAATAATGTTGTAGTTGTCCACCTCTTCATTCAAAAACACACCCCAAGTTGTCAAAGCTGTATAATCAGCACGGTTGTGTGTCTCTGCTGCCGCATCAAGGGACATGATAATATACTCGCATTGTGGAGGGTCGTCTTGTTTCCACATCTGCCACCACTCTCTTTTAACCACAGCGGCTTCTTCAGCTGTCGGTTCTTGTTGATACTGAGCGTTCCACTGAAACACAGGCATAGAAGCTTTTGTACGTAGTAACGCATCAAGGTCAAAGAACTCAGGCCAAAGCGGTTTTTGCATAGACTCTTTTGTTTTCTTGTCGATTGTATCTAAGATAGCAGGGAACTCAACAACCTCATACTGATCGGATCTCTCATTCTGCGCCATGTCTCTTGTAACACGTCCTGTCAGATCATCCATGTGCCAACGTGTCTGTATTATGGCAACTCGACCTCCAGGCATAAGACGGGTACGCGCACCGAAGGTGAACCACTCGTAAGCTTTTTCGAACACTTCAAAGTTTCCATTAATAACGTCTTGTTCAGAGTGGGGGTCATCGACGAGCAAGAGGTCAGCACCACGACCTGCAATAGAAGAACCAATACCACACGCATAATATTCACCTCCTGAATTTGTGTTCCAACGCCCTGCAGATTTAGAGTCGATGGCTAACTTCACAGTAGGAAATATAGCTGTGTAAGCGTCTGTGGCAATCATGTTACGTACTTTTCTACCAAAATCAACCGCCAGATCAGTCGTATGAGACACCATCATAACCTTTTTATTAGGATTACGCCCTAAAAACCACGCAGGAAACATAATAGACACAAGCTGCGACTTGCCATGTCGAGGGGGTATATTTACACAAATACGATCTTTATCACCCTGTTCGATACCCATTAACATGTCTGCAAGTAATCTGTGGTGCTTTCCAACAATATAATCAGGCTGCATAGCCTTACAAAACTCTATAAGATCGTCGTAAGATGCCTGATTTACCTTACGTGTACTTAACTCAT